CAATCCGTAAAGCATTTACGCTTGAGAACAACGTAGCCAAAGCCGAGCAAGCCAATGCACAGGCATACGTAAAGTACCTAAAGGAGCGCATTGCTCTTGGTGAGTCTACTGATGAGGACTTGCGTGCGCTCGCAGAGGCGCAGGCGAAAGTCACGGATTTACAAACAGAGAATCTACGCAGGAATAAGAAGCTGGAAACCGAGCTAAAAGCACTCCACACAGAGGCTAAAGCAGCAGCCGATGAAGAAGCGAAGGCTCTTGATGAACGCACAAAGAAGGAAATTGAAGCAGGTGAGGAGCGAAAAAAGGTAGAGCGTGAGGTTGCTGAAATGCAAAAGAAGACGGCTGATGAAAAGAAGCTGCAGCTAATGCAGGCCAAAAGCGCTTACAACGATGCGTTAGCCTCATTCCGTTCTTCAAACCAGAGCGCCCAGCAACAAGAGCTTGATGCAGCACAACAACAATACATCGCCATCACTACGCTTGCTATCAAGGCAGGAAAAGATACTACCGCCTTGACTGCTGAATACGAGGAGAAGAAAAAACAAATCAAGAAGAAGTACGCTAATGAGGAGCGCAAGCGTGAGCTTGAGCAGGCAGCCAAATCTGTACAACTTGTTAGTCAGTCACTCGGTGCTATCGCTGGCCTTGTAGAGGCACTTAACAAGGACAACAAAAAGAACGCAGAGAAGAACTTTAAAATCACCAAAGCCCTTCGCCTTGCGGAAGCCATCGCAAACACCGCTGCTGCGGTTATGAGCCAGCTTACGGTAGGCCCAGCAGGATTCGTTCCTGCAGGTATTGCTGCTGCAACGGGTGCTGCACAGATAGCAACAATCGCTGCAACAAAATTCCAACCAGAGGGAGGCGGTACGCCATCACGCATCAGCACACCGAGTGTGCCATCTACGTCTGCTACGGCATCACCGATGATACCAAATATCCAGTTCGCTGGTACAGAAAACCAACTTGCAGGTCTGCTCGGACAACCGATGCGAGCCTACGTGGTAAACCAAGACATACAAAGTGCTAACCAGCTTGAGCGCAAGATTCGCTCCAGCGCAACAATCGGAGGATGAAAATCTACGAACTGATTTTAGAAGATGACAAGCTAATGGGCGTTGATGCTATAAGCATCGTTGAAAGCCCAGCGATAGAGGAGCAGTTCATTGCTCTGTCAAAGCAGCAAGTGCAGTTCAAAGTACAGAATGAGGACAAGCGTATCTTGATTGGTGCAGCCCTCGTACCCAACAAGCCCATCTACCGCATTGATGAGAAGACAGGCGAGGAGTACTACGTCTACTTCAGCGAGGCTACCATCCGAGCAGCAGCCGAGTTGTATATGATTAAGGGCAACCAGAACAACGCTACCCTTGAACACGCAGAAGAACTCAACGGTCTGTCGGTGGTGGAGTCGTGGATTATTGAGGATGAGGACAAGGACAAGACCCGTGCATACGGATTGGACTACCCTGTCGGCACTTGGGTTGTGATGATGAAGGTAAACAACGAAGCCATCTGGACAGAGTACGTCAAAGAGGGCAAGGTAAAAGGCTTCAGCATTGAGGGCTGGTTTGCCCAGCGTGAAAAGATGCGTGGCGAGAACCTGCAGGATGTCCTCAACCAGATTGAGATGGCAGAGGCCGAGCATATCCTTGAGCAGTACATCTTCGGTTCGGTTCGTGCTATCATTAAAAAAGATGGGCGTAGAAAGGCAGGCAAACGCCTTGAGATGGAATCGTACTCGGACTACCCAGAGGCGGTGCGTAACAACGCCAAACGAGGCGTAGAGCTGAACGAGAAGAACGGCAATAAATGTGCTACAGATGTCGGCAAGATTCGTGGCCAGCAGCTCGCTGATGGTAAGCCTGTGTCTGTAGAAACCATCACCCGTATGTACTCGTACCTATCAAGAGCCGAAGAATACTACGATGAGAACGACACGCAAGCCTGTGGAACTATCAGCTACCTGCTATGGGGAGGGCTTGCTGCAAAGCGTTGGGCGGAATCAAAACTCAAAGAACTTAACAGATTATGAAAGGATTCAATCAAGGGCCAAAGCCCCCCGTACCACAGAACAACAAGCGAGGCTGCCTATGCAAAGACAAGGTGACCTACTCTACCAAGTGCTGCGACAAGGGCGATATGTGGACTCAAGGAATTGGCTTTATCGGGGGCAAAGGCCAATAGTAAAATCCCCAAATATCAATCTATTTATTTTTTAGTTATGAATCTGCAAGACGTATTCAAGAAAATTGAGCTGGCTCTGACACCCGAAAAGGTGGAGCTTGCCTCTATGACGTTGGCTGATGGTACTATGGTGGAAGCCGAAGTATTTGAGGCTGGCGCTAACGCATTCCTCGTTGATGGCGAAGGCAACCGTGTTGCCGTACCTGTTGGCGAGCATAAACTTGAAGATGGAAAAATCCTCGTTGTTGAGGAGGAAGGCATCATCAAGGAAATCAAGGAAGCTATGATGGAGGAAGAACCCGCCATTGAAGTAGAGATTGAGGCTGCTGCTGAAGAAGCTGCTCCCGAAATGTCTATCGGTGACCTTGTAGCAATGGTGAACTCGCTCCGTGAGGAAGTTGAGATGATGAAGCAAGAGATGGGTAAAAAACAAGAGATGGCTGAAGAAGTCGTTGAAGAACCCGTAGCTGAAGTAGCGATGGCAGCACAGAAGCCTATCGTTGCTGCTCCAGTAGAAAAGAAACACGAACTGAAATTTCACATCGGTGCAGAGCGTGTTGCAACAACCAAAGACCGAGTGTTCTCCAAACTTTTCAATAATTAAATCTTAAAACAATGCCCACGACTACGAGCATTACGACTACCTACGCAGGTGAGTTTGCAGGAAAATACATTTCTGCAGCCCTCTTGTCAGGTGACACCATCGCCAAAGGCGGTATTGAGGTTGTACCCAACGTAAAGTACAAGCAAGTACTGAAGAAGGTAAACCTTAACGACATCGTTAAAGACCAAACTTGTGACTTTACCGACACGTCTACCTTGACCTTGAGCGAAGCTATCCTTCAGCCCGAGTTCCTGCAGGTAAACCTTGAGCTTTGCAAGAGCGACTTTGAATCAGATTGGGAAGCCATCCAAATGGGCTACTCTGCATTTGACCAGCTGCCTACTTCATTCGTTGACTACTTCATCGGCTACAACGCTGGTAAAGTTGCCGAGTGGGTTGAAAGCAAAATCTGGACTGGTGCTACTGCCAACGCTGGTGAGTTCAACGGATTCCAAACCCTGCTTGCTGCTGATACGACCGTTATTGACGTGACCGCTGCTACTGGTGGTGTTACGGCTGCTAACGTAATCACGGAGATGGGTAAGGTTCTTGACGCTGCTCCTAACGCAGTTTACGGTAAGGATGACCTTCACCTCTACGTGCCAACCAATGTTTACAAGGCTTACGTTCGTGCGCTTGGTGGCTTCGCTGCTTCAGGTGTAGGTGCTAACGGTGTGAACAATCAAGGTACTTTGTGGTACGCTGGTCAAGACCTGTTCTTTGACGGAGTGCGTGTATTCCACGCTCCTGGCTTGGGAAGCAACAAGATGGTACTTGCTCAAAAGAGCAACCTGTACTTCGGAACTGGCCTGTTGTCAGACCACAACGAGGTGAAGGTTCTTGATATGGCTGACCTTGACGGCTCAAAGAACGTGCGTTTTGTGATGCGCTTCACGGCTGGTGTACAGGTAGGCTTCGGTGCTGACGTTGTTTACTACGCCTAATCCGCTGACTGATTAACCATAGGGGGGTGGTGGTTTCAAAGCCCCATCCCCTTTTTTAATTCTATAACACAAAATGGCTTGTACTTTAACTCTGGGGCGCATTGAGCCTTGTAAAGACCAAGTAGGCGGATTGAATGCCGTTTACTTCATCAACTCTATTGACCTCAACGCTATCAGCTACGATACGGCTGATACGGATGTCATTGACCAGCTTGCTACGGCTGCGGTTTCTGCTTACTGCTACGACCTCAAGGGTACGTCAAACTTTGAGCAGGCTATCAACTCAAGCCGTGACAACGGCACGACCTTCTTTGAGCAGGTTCTGAACATCGTGCTGAAGAAGCAAGATGCGGACACGCACAAGGAAGTTAAGCTCCTGTCTTGGGCGAAGCCTGTAGTTGTCGTAGAGGACAACAACGGAAACGCTTGGGTAATGGGCTTGCAACACGGCTCTGAAGTAACTGGAGGCTCTATCGTAACTGGTGCTGCCTTCGGTGACCTGACTGGCTACAACATCACGTTGACTGGTCAAGAACGTACTCCTGCAAACTTCTTGCTCGGAGCGGTTGCAAACAACCCGTTTGCTGGACTTCTTGGTACGAAGCCTACGATTGTTCGTGGTTCGTAACCTATATTTGTAGCGTACTACTGAACGGAGTAGGACAAATGGATGGGATAAGGGGGGCGAAAGCCTCCCTTTTCTTTTGACACTTACCCCACTTTGTGGTCACTTGGGGTTATTTAGATATGATATTCCTGTCATACAACGCCCAACAGAGCATCACTTTGCCCATCCGCAACTGGAAGTACGGCAATGATGACCTAACAAACTACGGTGACTACTGGCGAATCCAAGCCAAGTTCATCAATAAAGACACCCGTGAGGTCATCACATACACGCTCGTTGCGCCTACGTTTGATGAGGACACCCGTGAGCTTACGTTCACCTACAACTCCGCCAACCTTGATGCGGAAGTGCCGTATGTAATGCGCCTTGAAGACCAACGCTACGCAGCAGGAGTCGCAAACCAATACGAAGACCGAGTTATTGCAGATGCAGGAACGATAGAATCACTATCTTGCGTGACAACTGCGCTCACCGAATTGGGTGCAGATGATGCAAAGGTGCTGGCGATTGACAAGATTTATATGCTGCCGAGTGGTGATACCATCAGCACATACCAGCCCGTGCTTGACACCACCGAAAAAACAATGAACAACGACTTTGTAATCTATGGCGAGTAACATCAAACTCATCAATCTGGCTTCGTACACAAGCCCGAAAATCAGCGAAAGCCCACGATTGAGCTGGGTGGAGTATGGCGATGACAACAACTACTTTGAGTACTTGATTGACCGCTTCAACGGAAGCCCCAC